CCGTCTTCTGCACTCGACTAGTCGTCGGCAGCGTCAGATGTGTATAAGAGACAGACTCTACTTAGGCGAGAGGTGGTGACATGGCTGCACGGCTGACGGACAAGCAAAAAAAGAAAATCATTGCTGACTATGTGCAGTTGGGCAGCTATAACGCTGTCTCCAAAATCAACGGCGTATCTGCTACCACGGTCAAGAACGTTGTGCTGAAAAGTGCGGATTTTGTGGAAAAGTGTGAACAGAAAAAAGAGGAGAACACCGCCGATATCCTGGTCTACATGGAGAGTCAGAAGGGACTTGTGTGCGAGATTATAGGCAAGGGGCTGGCCGCGCTCAACGACCCCGAGAAGCTGGCGGAGGCCACGCCGGCGCAGATCACCACGGCGCTGGGGACGCTGATTGATAAGTTTACGGCGCTGGAGGCGGCGAAGCCCAAACAGGAGGAGACGGACGGGATGACCCTGTCCGACAAGCTGGCGGCCATCAGAGAGGCGGCGAGGACGATTGACAACTGACAAGCTGGCCCGGTTGGCCGTCTGGTACAACCATCTGAGGGACACCAGCAACGACACCTTTATGCCCCTGTTTGCCTGTGAGAGCCGCTATCTGGTGCTCAAGGGCGGAGGCGGCTCTGGCAAGTCCATCTTTGCCGGGCGCAAGGTGCTGGAGCGCTGTGTTTCAGAGCCGGGACACCGGTTCCTAGTGTGCCGCAAGGTGGCCAAGACCCTGCGGGAGAGCTGCTTTGCTCAGCTCCGGGGGCAGCTTGCCGAGCACTACCCGGACTGCGGGGCCGTGGTCAACCGGGGAGAGCTGCGCATTGTGTTCCCAAACGGCTCCGAGATACTTTTTGCCGGATTGGACGACGTGGAAAAGCTCAAATCCATCTACGACATCACCGGGATATGGATTGAGGAGGCGTCGGAGCTGCTGGAGGCCGACTTTAACCAGCTCGACATCCGCCTGCGGACACAGTGTCCCTACTACCTCCAGATGATCCTCACCTTCAACCCCATCTCCATTACCCACTGGCTCAAGGGGCGGTTTTTTGACCGGAGAGACCTCCGGGCCACGGTGCACGAGTCCACATACAGGGACAACCGCTTTCTCACCCAGGAGGCGGTGAGGACTCTGGAGGCGTTCCGCGACACAGACGAGTATTATTACATGGTCTACTGCCTGGGCCAGTGGGGCGTCACCGGAAAGACCGTATTCGACGCAAAGGCCGTGACCGCCCGGCTGCTGGAGCACATCCAGCCGGTGCGGGTGGGGTATTTTGCGTATGACTACGACGGGCGGGCGGTATCCGGTATCCGGTGGGTGGACGATCCGGGGGGCTTTATCAAGGTCTACCGTGCGCCGGAGGCGGGCGTGCCCTATGTCATCGGCGGCGACACCGCCGGGGACGGCTCGGACAGCTTCGTGGCCCAGGTGCTAGACAACCGCACCGGGGAGCAGGTGGCCGTCCTCCGCCACCAGACCGACGAGGATTTGTACTCCATGCAGGTGTATTGCCTGGGCATGTGGTACAACACCGCGCTGGTGGGCGTGGAGGCCAACTGGAGCACCTATCCCATCCTGACGCTGGAGCGGCTGGGCTATCCAAACCAGTACGTCCGGGAGGTGGTGGACGACTACACCCACGGCATCAAGCGGGCGTTTGGGTTCTGGACAAGCACCAAGACGCGGCCCGTCATCCTCTCCGAACTGATCCGGGCCGTGCGGGAGGACATTACTATCGTGTCCGACGAGACCACGTTACAGGAGATGCTTACCTTTGTCCGGGGCGAGGACTACAAGCCGAGGGCCGAGGAGGGCGCGCACGACGACTGCGTCATGGCCCTGGCCATTGCCCACCACATCCGCCCGCAGCAGAGATACACTGTGGAGGCCGGCCGGAAGGCGGGCGGCGCGGTGTGGGACGACTCCATGTGGGAGGACTATAACAACGCAAGCCCGGAGGAGCGGGAATACCTGATCAAGAAATGGGGGGAGCCCAAACGATGAAAAAGAGAGACAAAGACCGGCTGCGGCTGTGGCAGGACAGGCTCGGGCGGGCCAACGCGGCGTATGAGCCGGAGCTGTCCAAAATGGACGGGCGGGAGGAGCTCTACCAGGGCTGCAACCGCATCCGCCCCATCGTCTGCACCGCCCGGAAGAAGGAGACTCCCCACGTGCGCAACCTGTGCGCCGAGCTGGTGGAGAGCCAGGTGGACAGCAACATTCCCCAGCCCAAGGTCACACCCCGGCGCAGGGAGGACGAGTGGCGGGCCAAGCTCATCGAGGACATGCTACGCAACGAGCTGGACCGGCTGCCCTTTGAGCAGATGAACGACATCATGGAGCGCACCATCCCCATACAGGGCGGCGGGGCCTTCCTGGTGGAGTGGGACAACAGCAAGGCGGGCAGCGCCACCGTGGGAGAGCTGGCCGTCTCCACCCTCCACCCCAAGCAGATCATTCCCCAGGACGGGGTTTATACCGGAGTGGAGGATATGGACTACATCATTCTCAAAATTCCGCAGACCAAGGGGTACATCAAGCGTACCTACGGCGTGGACGTGTCCGAGGAGGCCGAGGAGGAGCCCGACGTCAAGGGCAGCGGCGGCGAGGGCACGGCCGACGACATGGTGACCCAGTATGTGGCCTACTACCGCAACCCGGACGGGGGGATTGGCCTGTTTTCCTGGGTCAACGACACGGCGCTGGAGGACTTGGAGGACTATCAGGCCCGGCGGCTGAGACGGTGCGCCCAGTGCGGCGCGGTGGAGCCACTGGAGGCCGAGCCGGTGGAGGCCACGGCGGACAAGGGGCTGCTGCCCGGCATGACTCCAGACGGGGCGGGCGTGGGGCTGGACGGCACGTCCGCCGGTCGGAGGGGCAAGCGGAAGGTCTGCCCCTATTGCGGTGGCGACAAGTGGGAGGAGGCCAAGGAGGAGTATGAGGAGGTATACGTCCCCATACCCCGCAGCGACGGCACCGAGATTCCGGGGGCGCGGCCGGTGGAGGTTGTCACCGATACAGTGGACGAGCTGGGCCTGCCCGTGGTGGCGGTAGTGCAGGAGCCGACCCGGATTCCCTTCTACAAGCCGGACATCTACCCGGTCATCCTCCAAAAAAATGTGAGCGTGTACGGCAGGTTCTTGGGGGACAGCGACCTGGACAAAATCGCCGACCAACAGAACACCACCAACCGCATCGAGGCCAAGATCATCGACAAGCTCACCAAGTCGGGCAGCTACATCAGCCTTCCCAACGACGCGAAAATCCGCTACGACGAGGAGGACATGAAGAAGATTTATCTCTCCAGCCCGGCGGACAAGTCGTATCTGGACGTGTACGACCTCCAGGGGGATATCGAGCAGGACATGGCCTATCTGGCGCAGATCTACGAGGAGGCGCGGCAGGTCATCGGTATCACCGACTCCTTCCAGGGCCGCAAGGACACCACGGCCACCAGCGGGACGGCCAAGGAGTTCTCCGCCGCTCAAGCCGCCGGACGGCTGGAGTCAAAACGGGTCATGAAGGACGCGGCCTACGCGGCGCTCTTTGAGGCCATGTTCAAATTCAAATTAGCCTACGCCGACGAGCCGCGGCCGGTGGTCTCCCACGACATCGAGGGCCGGGCCGAGTACCGGCAGTTTAACCGCTACGACTTCCTCGAGCAAGACGAGACGGGGGAGTGGCGGTGGATTGACGACTTCTTGTTCTCCTGCGACACCTCCGCGCCCCTGGCCAACAACCGGGAGGCCATGTGGCAGGAGACGCGGATGAACCTCCAGACCGGGGCCTTTGGCGACCCGACCAACCTTAAGACACTAATCCTCTTTTGGACGAAGATGGAGCTGTTGCACTATCCGGGCGCGGGCGACACAAAGACCTATCTGGAGCAGGAGTACCAGCAGCAGCAGGCCATGATGCAGCAGCAGATGGCAATGCAACAACAGCAGATGCAGATGCAGGCGGTGCAGGACACCGTATCCAGGGCGCGGGAGGATGCGGCCAGGGATGCGCAATCCATAGGCCCGCGGGCGGCCATAAGGGCCGCCCCTACGGGACAGCCCGGCCCCTAAATGGGGCCCCCACGCGAGCCCAGCGTGAGCGGGTCGCGTGGGGAGAGGAGGAGCAACGGAGCAATACGAAGTTTTCCGCATACGCGGGAAACGGAGTGAGCGTAGTTTGCGACGACGAGCGCACGCCAACAGCGAAGAAATGGCAAATCCAGGAGAAAGGAGGTGCGCAGTATGGCGAACGGATACATCGGAAAGGTCAGCCACAGCGGTGTGCAGAAGGTCACCGCCCCCAACCCCGCCACGGGCAAGAAGGGGAACGGCACCGTTAAGAAGGGCAACGACCTGAGAACGGGCAAGTAATAGGGTGAAAGGAGAACACACACATGGAAATCGACTACGGCGCGGTGTTTGATGTAGAGGTGCCGGAAACCACCACAGGCGCAGAAGAGACGGAGGTCGCCGAACCGTCGGAGGATGACACCATTACAACCGCCGCACAAGGCGCAGAAGAGCAGGAGGCCGCCGCCCCTGCCGTAGAGGAAACAGAAGAGCCTGAACAGCCTCAGACGGAGGCGCCGGAGCAGGAGCCCAAAACTGACCGAGACGCTCAGTTTGCCGCCGCCCGCCGCAAGGCGGAGGCGGAGCGGGACGCCGCCATTGCCAGGGCCAAAGAGGACGCCCAGAAGCAGGTGGATGAGTTTTTCAAGAACTCGGGGCTGATGAACCCGTACACCGGGCATCCCATCACCACAAGAGCGGAGTATGAGGCATACCGGGAGCGCTTCGAGGCCGACCAGAAGGCCAAGCTCATGGAGAAGGCGGGCATCACCCAGGAGGAGTTCCAGGCGTTTGTCCAGGGGCTTCCGGAAGTGCGGGCAGCCCGGCAGGCCAAGGCCGAGGCGGAGGCCGCCGCAAGGCAGGCCAGAGAGCAGGAGGCAAAGGCAAGGGTGGACGAGCAGCTCCGGCAGATCCAGGCCATCGACCCCACAGTCAAGGAGCTGGGCGATCTGGCGAAGCTGGACACCTATCCCAAGCTGTACGACATGGTCAAGCGGGGTTATTCCATCCTGGACGCCTACCGTCTGGCGAACTATGAAACTCTGACCCAGCGGGCCGCGGAGGCCGGCCGGAAGGCGGCCATCAACTCCGTTCAGAGCAAGCAGCACCTGAACGCCACAGAGAGCCGCGGCGGCGGGGCGATCCCCGTCCCAGACAGCGTCCTTGAGGAGTACCGGGTGCTGAATCCCGGCGCGACCAAAGAGGAGATCCAGAAGCACTATCAAAGCTACATGAAGAACAGCCGAAAGGAGCAATAAAATGGCTTTTTTGATTCAGCAGGTAGACGGGGGCAGAATCCCCGGCATCGAGTACCTGCCCGCGGGGGCCATTACCCCTAAAGTGGGTATGGCCCTGACACAGACAGGGGGCAATCTGGCGGTTGCCAGCGGCACCACCACCCCCACCTATATCAGCATGGTTGAAATGGACAAGGCGTGTACCGCGGGAGACATCATCCCTGTGCTGCGGGTGCTGCCCGACATGATGTTTGAGACTACCTTCCAGGCCGCCGCATCGGCCATCAAGCTGGGCGACAAGGTGACGCTGCACACCGACGGCCTCCAGGTCACCGCCACCAAGACGAATGGCGTGGCCGAGGTGGTAGGCATGGACGGCACCGCCGCAGGCGACCGGGTGCGCGTCCGGTTCCCCGCCGTAGTCAACATCACCAGCAACGGCGGTTAACAGAAGGGAGAGAAGATATATGGCTGGTATTACGTTTACCGAAGGCTCCGGCCTCCAGGATAGCATTTTTGGCAAGTCCCAGGCCCCGATCCGCATGTTCCTGGAGAAGCGGGGCGAGGCGTTCGAGCAGCAGAGCATGCTCAAGGAGCTGTTCAATATGGAGAGCTCCAACAAGTGGGCCGAGAAGATGGGCACCATGACCGCCATGGAGGGCTTCCAGCCCGTGGGCGAGAACGGCACCTATCCTCTGGACAGCATGCAGGAGGGCTTCGACAAGACCCTGGAGCACATGACCTGGAAGGACTCCTTCTCCATGTCCCAGGAGATTGTGGAGGACGCAAAGCTGATGGACCTGCGCAAGCGGCCCGCCCAGTTCATCGCCGGGTATTACCGCACCCGGGAGAAGTTCGGCGCTGCCCTGTACGGCGCGGCCATCACGGGCAAGACTTCCGTCAGCTTCCACGGCCGCACCTTTGACGCCAAGGGCGCGGACGGCAAGGCCCTGTTCGACAAGGCCCACCCCTCTGCCCTGGAGCGCAACAAGGGTACCCAGTCCAACCAGTTTGCGGACGCCTTCTCCAACGACGCCCTGGGCGCTATGGAGACGGCCATGCAGGACTTCCGGGGAGACAACGGCGAGATTCTGGACGTGGCCCCCGACACCATCCTGATTCCCAACAACTACAAGCTCAAGAAAGACGTGTTCGCCGCCATCGGCGCGGACAAGGACCCCACCACCTCCAACAACGGCTTTAACTATCAGTATGGCCGGTGGTCGGTGATCATCTGGCCCTACCTCAACCAGTTCATTACCGCCGATACGTCCCCCTGGGTGCTGCTGGACAGCCGGTACAACGGGCAATACGGTGGTGCCATGTGGTTTGACCGCGTGCAGCTTAACGTGCGCAGTGAGATTGACCCAGGCAACGACGCCAACGTGTGGAAGGGCCGCGCCCGGTTCACCGCGGGCTTCAACGATTGGCGCTTCGCCGCGGTAGGCGGCGTAAGCGGCGGCACTCAGCTTATCAGCGGCTGACAGCACAAAGGCCGGGCGGCGGGTTTGCCGCCGCCCGGTTTTCAGATAGGAGGGATAGCATGACTGTAGCTCAGGTGATACAGGCGGTGGACGAGGTAAAGCCGAACGCCTTTTCCAATGAGGAAAAGACCCGGTGGCTCAATGAGGTGGAGGGAATGGTGCAGACGGAGGTGCTTCTGTTTGCCAGCGAGGAGGTCATCACCTACTCCTACGAGCAGGACAAGGACGTGGAGCTCCTGGTAAAGCCGCCCCACGACAAGCTCTATCCGGCCTATCTGGAGGCCCGTGTGGACTACGCCAACGGGGAGTATGAAAAGTACCAGAACACGATGCAGATGTTCAACGCCTTTTTCGGCGAGTTTATCCGGTGGTTCGCCCTGACCTACAGCCCGGCGGACACCCACGGGGAGGTCTACTATGGAGTGTAACGAACAGGGAAAGCGCTGGCGCGGCTACTATATCACAGCCTACGGAATCTCCGTTAAGCATGGATTCAAGGGCACGGAGGCGGAGTGGCTGGAGACGTTGAAGGGCGACAAGGTGCAGCTCCGCTACAACGAGGACACCAAGACTCTGGAATGGAAATATGAGGACGCGGACGAATGGCTCGAACTCATGGATATCAATGCGCTCCAGGGAGAGGTCGTCACAGAGGTGCTTGAACAGGCTACCGCCGCAAAGGAGGCGGCAGAAACAGCACAGGCGGGTGCGGAAGCGGCGCAGGAAGCCGCCGAGTCGGCCCGGACGGGTGCGGAAACCGCCGCGGCCTCTGCGGCGGAGCAGGCGGCAGCCGCCGGAAAGAGCGCCGCGGCTGCGGCGCAGGATGCGCAGAATGCCGCAGCCGCGAAGGCGGGAGCGGAGAGCGCGAGAGACGCCGCAGAGGCAGCAAAGAGCGAAGCGCAGGAATCGGCGGCTTCTGCCCAGGAGAGCGCCGCCACGGCGCGGCAGGAAGCAGGGAAGGCCGTGGACAGCGCCGCGGCGGCGGCGGGCAGCGCAGAAGATGCGGCGAAAAGCGCGGAGGCAGCGGAAGCTGCTCAAAAGGCGGTATCGGATTCGGCCACAGCGGCAGAGGCCGCGCGCAAGGCGGCAGAGGCGGCCGCGGCCCAGGCGGCCGGAGATGCGGATGCCGCAGAGGAAAGCGCATCGGCCGCAGCGGGCAGCGCCTCCACGGCGTCCCAAAAAGCGGAAGATGCGGGCGCGAGCGCGGCAGCGGCGGAGGGAAGTGCATCCCAGGCTTCCGAAAGCGCGACCCAGGCAGGCAAGAGCGCAGAGGGGGCGGCGGCCTCCAGAGACGCTGCGGTTATGGCCCAGGAGAAGGCGGAGACTGCACGGACGGCGGCGGAATCCGCAAAGACAGCCGCAGAGGCGGCGGGAGATTCCGCGGTCACGGCTTCGGAGACGGCGGTGAGTGCGAAGGAAACCGCAGTCAGCGCCAAGAACGGCGCAGAGGCGGCGGCTGGAAATGCAAGTGATTCCGCCGGAGAGGCTGCGGCCAGCGCGGAGCTGGCCGGGCAAAAGGCTGCCGCGGCGGAGAAGAGCGCGGAAGCGGCTGCCGCCAGCGCCGCATCCATCGGTCAAGCGGAGGAAAACGCCGCGGCATCCGCCACGGAGGCGGAGAGCTGGGCGGTGGGCGGCACCGGAACGCGGGAAGGGGAGGACACCAACAACGCCAAATACTGGTCTGCACGGGCACAGGATGCGGCGGGCGGCGGTGTGACCTCCTTCAACAACCGGACAGGAGCGGTGAGACCCGTCAAGGGGGACTACACCGCAGACCTAGTGACGTTCACCGATGGGGAAACCTTTCAGGAAAAGTACGATTCTGGAGAGCTGACAGGCCCCGCCGGAGCAGACGGCGCGCCAGGTTCCCCCGGCCCAGCCGGGGCACCGGGCGAACAGGGCCCTCCGGGTAAGGACGGGGCGCAGGGGCCTGCTGGCCCGGCTGGTCCCACGGGCCCCCAGGGGCCAAAAGGTGATCCCGGAGAGGCCGGGGCGGATGGAGCACAAGGCCCACAGGGCCCGGAAGGGCCTGCTGGGCGGACCGGCCCGAAGGGGGACCCTGGACAAGATGGGCCCGCTGGCCCGGCCGGAGCAGATGGGGCACCCGGTAAGGATGCAACAATAAACGGTGTAAACGCTCTGACCATTCAGGGCGGCACACGGGTGAAAGCGACTCAACAGGGAAACACTCTGACATTGGATACACCGGACGCCGTCACTGTTTCCGGCGGCGGCACGATGCAGATGGGGGAGAGCCTGGGCGAAGGGCCGTACACCATCGAAGTAACCGAAGACGGAGAGGGCGGCGACCTCTCCGCCGAACAGGTGGGCTACAGCAACACGGGCAGCGGCCTGGAGGCTACAAACGTGCAGGGGGCTATCGACGAGCTGGCGGGCAGAGGTAGCAGCGGTGTGATCACCTTCAACGGACGATCTGGTGCAGTTGTCCCCCAGGAGGGGGATTACACGGCTAATATGGTTGGTGCTTTACCAAACAGTACAAAGCTGGCAGACCTACCAGCAGATGAAAGCCACAGAACAGTAAGCGATACAGAAAAAAGCGCTTGGAACAGCAAAGGAGATCCGGCCAAGAGTACCACAATTACTTTGCTGTCTAGCGGGTGGACGCAAGGTGGGAACGGAAGGTACAGCCAGACGGTTTCCTGCTCCATTGTGGCGGCAGACACAGCGGTAGTGAGTGTAGACGTAGCGCTGAGTGGTACAGATTTGGACGCGGACGCAGAGGCGCTGAACGCCTGGATGGGGCCATCAGCGCAGAACGCCGTGCAGGGAGCTGGGACACTGACCTTTTACGCGGCAGAGGCCCCGGCCGTCAACATCCCGGTCAATGTGGGGGTGGGATGATGGTGTTCTTGCATAGGGGCGGCCCAACTGGGGATATGGGGATCTCTGCTGGTGATTTGGAGATAGGACAGGTAGTACATCTAAATGAAAGCGGGGTCCCGATTGACTATCTGGTAGTACATCAGGGCATACCGTCCAATCTATATGATGCATCGTGTGAGGGGACATGGTTGCTACGGAAGGACATCCGTGAGATGGGACCGTTTAACTCTGGTGGAGGAAATGCGCTTCCTGGTTCCAGCATTTTGAGCACTATGTCTGGATATATGAAGGACTACGATTTGCCAGTTCAAGCAGCCATTAAAACTGTGAAAGTGCCGTATTGTGTTTGGAATGGTTCTGCTACAGTTAACAGCGGAGAAAACGGTCTGCAATGCCGAGTATTTCCAATAAGCGGATATGAAATTGGATTAAATAACAGCCTGTCCTCATACCTCCCAATAGATGGAGCAAAACTATCTTACTTTATTGATAGTGATGGCGCTGATGCTAGGAGCAAAAGAATTGCGAAATTCAACATGACGAATGGGCTTTACTGGACACGTTCTCCATCAAATGCGAATAATGTTGGTAATTGGTACATCTCCGTTGATGGAAGTTATGGTAATGGCTATTCCTATAATTCCTACGGTATCCGCCCCGCCTTAATCCTCCCTTACGACTTTAAATTCCTAAAATCAGAGGTGTCCTGATGGTATATGTATCGCGCTTTTTTGTTCCTGCTTCAAGCGGTATTTCTGCGGGCGACCTTGAGGTCGGAAAGATTGTGCGGCTCAACGAGAAAGGAACCCCGGTGGACTATCTGGTGGTTAACCAGGGGATACCGGAGGACAGCCCTCTTTATGATGCGTCCTGCGAAGGGACATGGCTATTGAGGAAAGACATTTCTGAAAATCGGATATGGGATTCCGGAGAAGTCAACAACCTGGAGCAATCCGATATCCAGAGCTGGCTAAACGGCACAATGCTTTTGAAGTACGATTCTAACATTAAGTCGGCCCTCAAGCAGGTTAAAATCCCGTATCGGCAGGAAGGCGGAATAGGAGGAACAGACAGCACCGGAGCAAATGGGCTGTCTTGCAAGATTTTTCTGCTGTCCGGCTATGAAGTCGGATGGAGCACCATTACGAGCCCATACTTCCCTGTAGATGGTGCAAAACTGACCTACTTCGAGTCCGGCACAAATTCATTAGCCAACAGCAAACGGGTTGCAAATCGAAATGGTAATGCTGAAAACTGGTGGCTCCGCTCTCCGTACACCAACGATGCCAACTACGTGTGGTATACCCGAACTAACGGTGACAGCAGCATCTGGAGAGCAAACACTGACGCAGGCATCCGCCCCGCTTTGATCCTTCCTTACGACTTCCAATTTACCAAAAAGGAGGTGTCGGCCTGATGGTGTTCTTCATGTCGAGAGGGCTACCCTCCAACAAAACATATGACCCTGTGTTTGCAAACAATGACTGGGCCGCTATCATCGAGGCATGCCACGCCAATGAGGTGCCGGACACCTGGGTATCTGATGGCTCCTGCTACAAGGACATGGACATCGGCGGCAGGACATACCGTATCGACATCATCGGAAAGAACCACGATGATCTGTCAGACGGGACGGGCAAAGCGCCGCTGACCTTCCAGATGCACGACTGCTACGACACCACGTACCAGATGAACCCCAGCAACACCAACGTGGGCGGCTGGCGGGACTGCCAAATGCGGACGCAGACCATGCCCGCGCTGAAAACCATGCTTCCGGCGGAGGTGCAGGCGGGGATAAGAGCAGTTAACAAACTGACCAGCGCAGGGAATCAGAACCCAAGCATTGTGACCACCAGCGATGAATTGTTCCTGCTGTCAGAAATCGAAATTTTCGGCAGCACCACCTACTCCTTCGCTGGAGAGGGCCTCCAGTATGACTACTACAAGGCGGGCAACAGCAAAGTGAAAAATCGCGCCGGCAGCGCGGACTTTTGGTTGGAGCGCTCTTCGTTTTCTCAAAACACCTCCGACTTCTGTGATGTCCACAGGACTGGAAGTGCTTTCTGGCACGGTGCCTATAACCGGCTTTGCGTAGCCTTCAGCTTCTGTTTATGAGGAGGTAACATGTACTTAAAAATCGGCGAAAAGCAATACAGTGTCTCCCGCCGGGTTGTGACAGAGGATACCATCAAATATCTTTCGGTCACGCCTGACCCCGGAGAGGTGACAGGCAAAATCCAGATGTACCGGGATGATGGGTTTCTTTTGTCAGAGGATGATGCAGGGAACTATACCCGGCAGACCTACGCTGGTACGCTGCTGACCCTGACCAACAAGCCAGTCCCAGAGCCAGCTCCCCAACCGTCAGAGCCGAACATGCAGTCACAGTACGCCGCCGCGATGAGGGCCTACGCGGCCACCAGCACGGCCATACCGGACGCCTACGTTCTGGACATGCCCGATCTGTTTCCCACCTGGGCGGTGGTACTGGCAGACGGCGAGGAACTGCCTGCGGGACGCATCCTCAACGACGAAGGCCAGCTCTACCGGGTGGTGCAGGCGGTAACTCCTCAAGAGGATATGCCACCGCACGACGACGGCATGCTCGCCATCTACCGTCCTATTGACCGCGAGCACGCTGGCACAGCGGACGACCCCATCCCGTGGGTGTACGGCATGGACTGCCATGCGGGCAAGCACTACAGCTACAACGGAAAGGTCTACCGGGTGGCTGATGGCGGGGACATGATTCCCTGTACGTGGCCCCCGGATACCCCCGACATGTGGCAATGGGTGGAGGTGTAACATGGCTATCGTTGTAAACGGCAAAAAAGTTGCCGGGGTGGGCCTGCCTGGCAAGGACGGAGCTCCAGGAGCAGACGGCAAGGATGGTGCACCTGGAAAGTCCGCCTATCAGGCGGCAAAAGAGAAAGGATATACCGGAACCGAAGAGGAGTTTAACACCGCTCTGGCTGGTATGCAAAGTGCTCCATTCCTGCCACTGGCTGGCGGCACGATGGCAGGGGCGATTACTTTAAGCGGGCCTCCGACGAATGAAAACCACGCCGTCAACAAGCGCTATGTGGACGAGCACGCGGGGGCGAGGGTTATTTTGGGGAGCTATGTGGGGACAGGAAAATCAGGCAAAAGCAACCCTAATCAAATAACCTTAGCCGAACCCTTTAAAATACTCTGTATTTATGGTAGGCAATATACAGATTCGTATGAAAGTATCGACGCTTCTGGAAGTGGCTCAGTTTCTAATATTATTCCAAGCAGTATTATCCCTACTGAGTATACAAGAGGCTTTGGTTTTTTCTACTCTAACAACTCAAGAGATTCTTACGGTAAAAAATCAGCGGATGGAAAAACTTTCAGTTGGTATTTTGGCCTTAGCCCGACTGGTGCAGAAGATGTACAATTTAATACATCTGGAGTTGTATATCACTACTATGCCATAGTTTAGAAATAAGAGGTGAATTAAATATGACCATCATCCAAATTGACCCGCTGGAAACCGGCCAGCACCCGATCCAGAGCCAGAGCGGGCGGAGCGCCTGCTGGCTGGATGGCTACATAGAGGTGCCAGCCCACCTTCAGGACGCGGTGTGGGCGACCTATGGCTGGTGTGACCTCCAGATTGAGGGGGACAAGCTGGTGGGCATCACGCCTACTGAGCGGCCTCCAGAGCCGGAGCCGGAACCCAAGCCGCCCTCTGCGGAGGACATCACTCTGGACATGCTGGCCGAGCACGAGGAACGGCTTTGTATACTGGAAATCACCGCCACCGCTTCCACATGAGAAAGGAGACGCCATGACAACCGTATATAACCTCTGCAAGCTGCTTATTGACCGGGGCCGCACCGACGGCCTCCAGGACAAGATGGATGTCTATCTCGCCGCCGACCGGCTCACCCCGGAGGAGTACCAGGAGCTGGCCGGGCTACTGGCCCCGGAAGTGAGACAGTAATCAACGGCGAAACCGCCGGATAAAAGAAAGGAAGCTTATTATGAAAAACATCAACTGGAACGAGCTCACCCCCGCCTGCTACGCGATCGCCAACGCTAACGATGTAGATCTGGGCGTAGGCGGCAGCATGGTACAGAACAACATCCGCCACGGCAGGGCGGTGGACATCGGCGCGGAAAATCTGCCTGTAGCTTTCCGGCCTGACTGGGATGCCCTGGGCGCTGGTGCAGATCTGGCCGCGGATAACGACGAATTTAACGCCTGGGTCAGGAAGCGCCAGAGTAACGTCAAGGCCCTGGCTGCCCTGTGGAACGCAAATGACTATCAGGGCATGGTTGAGCTGATGGAAGGCGCCGCCGACCCCGGCCCCATCAACGGCGAGAAGCCCGGCGACCATGAGTAAGTACATAGCGGTCATCACCAGGGCGGACATCACCCGCGCCGCCCTGGTGGAGGCCGGGGGGCGGTCTATGGAGCAGGTCAAGGCCGCCTGCGGGTGCCAATATATCCTAAACGCCTGGTTTTATGACACAATCACCGGGAGGCCCGTCGGCAACCTCAAGATTGATGGCACGGTCAAGGCGGACGCCGGATGGAACTGCCAGGGCCTCACCTGGGACGCGGGCGAGGACATCCGCATGGATCTGATCCCGGATCGAGGCAGAGCGTCCTATATCAGCGGCGTGGAGTTGCTGACGCCCACCAGGGGACCAGGTAAGGCCCTCAGCTACTCCCCGGAGTACGGGGGCACACGGGGGCGCTCCGCCGTCCTGCTGGCCGGGGCGCGGGTGATCCTGTACTGCTCCGGCGACGGCACGGCAGACGCCAAGACACCGGAAGGGCTGCGAGACGAGCTGGTGAGCATCGGCTGCCGGTACGACCAGGCGGCCAACCTGCGGGCCCTGGGCCTCGACGCGGGCAGCTCCTCTAACTGCGACTTTGGGGACGGCCAGCGTATCAGCAACGGTAAGCGGGTCAAGGGTTATCTGTGTATCTGGACAAAACAGGACGGCCAGGAGCCGCCGGAACAGGAGGACAAGCCTATGAGCAAGCACACTGTATGCCTAGACCCTGGGCACGGTCCGGGCAACGTCAACGGCTCCCCGGATGGCACCTACAAAGAATGGGAGTTTACGTGGGATATGGCCCAACGCATCAAGCCATTGCTGGAGGCCCAGGGGGTGGGCGTGGTGCTCACCAAGACAGCGGACAATTACCCCAGCCTGACTGAGCGGGCCAACATCAGCAATAAGGCGCAGCCGGATTGCTTTGTGAGCATCCACACCAACGCGGCCGGGGAGGGAGGCTGGTCAAGCGCGTCCGGGCTGGAGATCTACACCAGCGCCGGGCCCATGACGGCCTCCCGCAATGTGCTGGCCTCCAAGCTGGTCAACGCGTTCCACGCCGCGGGGGTGGCCCTGCGGAGTGAACCTATCAAGCACAAGCTGTATACTGTGCTTGCCAAGACCGACGCCCCCGCCGCACTCATTGAGTACGGCTTTCATACCAATAAGACGGACACAGAGTATCTCAAGGATAGCAAGTACCGGGACAAGCTGGCCGAGGCCACCGCAAAGGGCATCTGCACTTATCTTAACGTGAACTGGAAGAAGGATGAACCTGTGAGCGATTGGGAACAGGAGCGCGACGAAGCGTGGCAGGCCGCGAAAGAGGCCGGTATCCTGGACGGTACCCGACCCGAAGACTCTGTAACCAGACAGGAGCTGGCCGTCGTGCTGGATCGGTTGAATCTGATTTGATGGAGGTACATATCATGGACATTTCTTCTTTGGGTATCACCGGAGTGGCGGTTATCACTGTGATCTGCTTTCTGGTCGGCCAGGTGGTCAAGGCCACTGGACTGGACAATAAGTGGATTCCCATCATCTGCGGCGTATTTGGCGCGGCGCTGGGTATTCTCGGCATGTTTATCATGCCAGAGTTTCCAGCCTCGGACTATTTGACCGCCGCCGCTGTCGGCATTGTGAGCGGCCTTGCGGCCACTGGTATCAATCAGGTCTATAAGCAGATGAAGGGGGGCTAACCCATGCCCGTCAATGATTGTGAGAACAAATGTACGCTGAAAACCAGGGTGGACAGGCTTGAGAAGGACTTTGAGGCCGAGAAGGAGACCAACTCCCAGCGCCATGCGGAATTTTACGCCCGCATTGGCAAGCTTGAGCAGGTACAGGCCGTCAGCGGAACCAGGCTGGACACCATCATGGACAAGCTGGACTCTATCGCCCTTGATCTTACCACACTGAAGGAGAAACCTTCCAAGCGGTGGGAGACAGTTGTGGCGGCTATCATTACGGGTGTGGTGGGCTATCTGTTGGCCCAGATCGTGGGGTGATTGCATGCCGAGTAATCTGCTGAATGCTGACACCGGGTTCCCGGATTTAATGGGGAACCAGAGCACGGATGAGAAGTTCCGCATGGTGAGCGATTACCTCTACATGCTGCTGGAGCAGCTTCGCTACTCAATGGCGAATCTTGGGCGGGAAAACTTCAACGACACCGCCTTTCAGGAGATTGCGGGCCTGATTACGGAGCCGGTTTATATCCAGCTCAAGGACGTGGAGGGAAACCTGTCCTCTCTGACGGTGACCGCGGAGCAGTTGATTTCCCGCATGACGGATGCGGAGGGAAACATTTCGGTTCTACAGCAAACCTCCACCAGTTTGACCAGCCAGGTGAGCGACCTGGAGGGGAACGTCTCCACATTGCAGCAGTCGTCCAAGGCGCTGGAGGTGCGGTTGACAAACGCGGAGGGAGACCTGTCCCGCATCACGGTAACCGTGAACGGCATCACGCAGTCGGTCAGCGACCTTGAGACCGGTCTAAGCCAAACCCTGCGCATCGCCCCCAATGGGGTGACCATCACCAACGCCAGAGGGGACACCCTCACCATCGACGGCGGACAGATTGACGCCACAAACCTGAACCTGTCCGGGCATATCACATTCAACGATTTCAGCTCCCGGTTGCAGGACGACTTCGATCATGTGGAGCAGACCGCGCAGGATGCCTATGATATCGCCGACAAAAACCGGCTGCCCAATTACATCAAATCGACTTACATTGATTCCACGGAGATCCGAAGCCCCACCATCAAGGCCAATGAGTTCAGCGTATACCCGCAGGCGGCGGGCGGCGGCAGCTTCAATATGTATGGTCAGTATAACGGTAGTCTATACCACATGCTGGAGATTTCCTATTTCGCAGGCAGCGCCCCATACGTCGATTTCTCCTCCCCTGCGGGCGCTTTGGCGACGTGGGATTTTCTGTCCACCACTGTACGCGGCAGCGTCGATTTCAGCAACGCAAATGTGCACGGGCTGGACGTGGAAGCCGTGTTCGCATAGGAGGCGGAAGTATGGCAAGTTTGAGTCTGAGCGGCGGTGAGGAAGAGTTTGGCTGGAGGATTACGGGGCTGGGCTCTGCCTTTAACCAGGCCAACGGCTATGTGGAGGCTGGCATCACAAAGTATCAGTTTACGCACTCATCCAGCAGTATTTCAGGTGTAGTGGACAGTGTGCGGGCCCCCGCCTCCGGGGGCTCCACCTCCACAACCCGGCGGTGGGTGGGCTACGACCCCGGTACCTACGATTTTTGGGGCTACACGCGGGTTAAGGATGGAACGTACTGGCCGGCCGGTTCCGGTACGGTTACGGTGGAAAGCCCGGCGGCGCAGAGGCCGGACGACTGGGACTGGTCTTCTGTGATCCAGGCCGGGCGTCCGGTGCGGATCTCCGCCTATGAGTGGAACCAGTTCTGTAACCGAATCAACGATTTCAGGCTTTATGTCGGGCTGCCGGAGTACGGGGCCTTTGAACGGGCCTATTCCGGAGACCCGATTACCGCTGAAATCGTGGAGCACGCGGTCTACGCGATCCGGGCGATGGACCCGCCCGTTTCTACCCCCCGCGCCCCGGCCAGGGGCGACCTGATGCGGGCGAGCATTTTCCTGGATCTGATGGACTCTCTCAATTCAATTTGACTAAGGAGGCACAAGTATGAACGACGCGCGGAACGAAATCAATAACGCCTACAATTTGCTGGCGGCCCTTCCGGTGCGGGGCGACGCGGTGGACGTGGTCGCGGCCTGCCGGATGGCGCTGCGCCGGGCCCTGGAGCTGATGGCTTCCCAGCAGTCCGGCGATACGGAGCCCGGCGGGGACGCGAAGGAGGAGTGAGCATGCTCCCGGATATGGTACACGCCGACGGCATCCGCAAGTATGGGCAGACCCGCTTCGGAGGCTATGACCACCGGCTGGCCGCCGGAGACGGGACGCTTTGGGACATGAAGAACCTGACCAGCGACCTCGCCCCGCTGCTCTCCGCACGGCGGCCCCGGTATCTGGTGGAGACCCTGGCAAAGCCCAACGGCCTGTATGCAAAGGACGGGCTGTACTGGGTGGACGGCACGGTCTTCTACGCCGGGGGAGAGAAAAAGGGCGACGTTGCGGACGGGCGCAAGCAGTTTGCCGCCCTGGGGGCCTACATCATCATCCTGCCCGACAAGGCGTATTACAACCGCCTGACGGGGGAGTTCGGCAGCCTGGAGGCGGGCTGGAGCGGGAGCGCGAAGATTCAGGACGGCACCTACGCGGAAGAGGAGGCCGAGGCCAACACCATCTACGCCTCCGGGGCCGACTGGGATTCCATCTTCAAGGTGGGGGACGCGGTGACCATATCCGGGGCAAAGACCCACGAGAGCAACAACCAGACCATTGTCATCCGGGAGATTGATGGGGACAATCTGCGATTCTATGAAAACTCCTTCACCATCAACAAGGGCGGCGACACGGAGGAGCTGACGGTCAGGCGGGAGGTGCCCGAGCTGGACTTCCTGTGCGAGAACGAGAACCGCCTGTGGGGCTGCAAGGGCGACACCATCTACGCCTCCAAGCTGGGCGATCCCTTCAACTGGAATGTGTTCGACGGAGTGAGCACCGATTCCTACGCGGTGGACGTGGGCAGCGCCGGGGACTTTACCGGGTGCTTTGCCTATCGGGGCTACCCGGTGTTCTTCAAAGAGGAACAGATTTACAAGGTCTACGGGGACAAGCCCAGCAACTTCCAGGTAATGAGCAGCGCGTCCCTGGGGGTGGAGGCGGGCAGCCATGCCAGTCTCGCCATTGCGGGGGAGACGCTGTACTATCTGAGCCGGGTGGGGGTGGTGGCCTACTCCGGCGGTATCCCGCAGAGCGTCGCCGCCCCCTTCGGGACAGACCGCTACCGCAACGGCGTGGCGGGCAGCGACGGGGTGAAGTATTACGTCTCCCTGGAGGACGGCACAGGCGCGCACACCCTCTTTGTCTACGACACCCAAAAGGGCGTGTGGCACAAGGAGGACAGCCTGGAGGCCGTGGGCTTCGGGTGGGACACGGAGCTGTACTTCCTGGGGGCGGACGGCAGGCTGTGGCTCAACGGAAACACCCGCACCGTACCGGAGGACGCCGCGCCGGAGGGCGCGGTGGAGAGCATGGCGGAGTTTGCTGACTTTACCGAGGGCGACGCCAACAAGAAGGGCACCGCCAAGCTCCAGGTACGCATGGAGCTGGACGCCGGGGCGTCGGTCAAAATCGAAATGCAGTTTGACAGCGACGGGGAGTGGCGGGAGGTGACCACCCTCTCCGCCACGGTGAAGCGGAGCTTCTACCTGCCCATCATCCCCCGCAGAAGCGACCACTTCCGCATCCGCTTTTCCGGCACCGGCGGGTGGCGGCTCTATTCCCTGGTGCGGGAGAGCTATTCCGGCAGCGAGCTCAAGAGCAGGCCGGGGCGGCAATAAGAAAGGAGAACCCTATGGCAAAAAGCAGATATACCTATGACCAGTTCCGGAAGTCGGCGCAGGACAGCGGGCTTTGGGGCCAGTTCTCCCAGGCCGACCTCTCGATGGCCCAGCAGAACCCGGATTTCGGCATGTCCATCCTGAAAACCAAGCAGGACTACCGGAACGCCACCACCGACGAAGCGAGGGCTGCGGCCCACCGGCAGGCGGACGCCCTGCGCAGCTCCTGGGGTGGATACACCGGGGGCGGGAATGGCGGCAGCTTTGTCCTTGACCCCATGTCGCCCCGGAACTTCGAGTATGAGGCGGCCCCCACCTATGAAAGCCGCTATGACGACACCATACAGGATTTGATCGCGGGGCTTCTGGATCGGCCGGACTTCTCCTACGACCCGGCCACCGACCCCCTCTACCAGAACTACCGCAAGCAGTATACCAGGGAGGGCCAGCGGGCCACGGCGGACGCCCTGGGCGCGGCGGCGGCCGCCTCCGGCGGAATCCCCTCCTCCTATGCCAACGCCGCCGCCAACCAGGCGTCCAACTACTACGCGGCACAGTTGACCGACAAGATTCCCGACCTCTACCAACTGGCCTACAACCAGTATCTGAACGACTACAACATGGATTTGAGCAACCTTGGGGTTGTCCAGGGGGCGGAACAAAGCGACTACGACAAATACCTTAACCAGCTCAACCAGTACAACACCGACCGCAATTTCAGCTACGGGCAGTTCCTGGATGAGCTGTCGTCTCAGAACCAGCGGCGTACCGATGCGCTGAACGAGGCGGTTCTGCGGGCGGAAATGGGCGACTACGGTGGATATGAAAGTCTGGGCTGGGACACTAGCAACATTCCGGCAGAGATAGAGCGGCAACTTACTCTTGCGCAGCTCGGCGCGCAATATGGGGATTACAGCGGCCTGAATGGGCTTGGGATCGACACCTCCAATAATCCGACGGATTATGATCGCCGGTATAATCTGGCCCTCCTGCAAGCGCAGTACGGCGATTTCTCCGGCCTGCGTGAGCTGGGCGTGAACGTCAACCCCGGCGCGCTGGCACAGTTTGAACTTGCGGCCAATCCGCCCAGGAGCAGCGGCGGGAGCGGTTCTTCCCGGAGCGGGCGATCCAGCGGCACCAGCGGCACTGAAAAGCCTGTTCTGACTTACACTCAGATGATGGATGCTATTGAAAAGAAGCAGATTACGCCGACGGTCAAAGCCGCATGGCAGTATTATATGGGAGAAGCATGGCCGGAGGACAACACTAGCGGAGACTCTGGTGGGACACAGCTTAACCCCTATGCACAGCAACTTCAAAATAGTCTGCTCCAAGGTGGGGCTGGCATAATCAATATGTGGCCGGGCACGACACAACAGGTTAACAAGAGCAGCAGCGGTCTTTCTCCGGCGGCACAGAACATCCTCAATAGTTACCAGCATGTGAATCCTGGCACATCTTCCAATGTTGCCGAGGTATTTGCAGACCGGATTGAAACAGCCCTGAGAAATGGAAGCATCACGGAACAGGATGCGAGCTATCTCCTTGGGGTGCTCGGAGTATAAGGAGGCTGGAATATGGCGAGTATCCAGGAGCGTTTGAACCGCCTGCGTGGGGAAAGCAGCGAAGCGTCGGTATATGAAAGGCTGAATCATCTGCGCCAGATTGGGCAAAGTCAGGAGACGGAGAGTGCCGCAGGCGGCGCGGGGCCCGCTCCGGCGCAGCGGACGGTAAAATCCGCCCCGCCCGCCGCGCTGCCTGAGAGCAAGGGGAAAGCCCTGACCCTGCCCAAAGCGGGAGAGAGGGGCTTCCTGGCGGGCGGGGTGAGCGTGGAGGGCTCCCCATTCCTGTATGGCAGCGAGCGGGCGGCAGCCGCTCTGCTCGGCGCGGGAGAGGGCGTTACGGACTTTATCGGCAGCGGCTTCTACAAGGGGGTGCAGGGCATCAGCTCCCTGGGCGGGCTGGCCCCCAATCCGGTATCGGAGTGGGCCGGGCGGAACGCCGACGCCTTCCTGGAGAACAGCGTCACGCGGGACTATGAGGAGAGCATCCGTGAGCGATACCGCCCCAGTCAGGGGGCGGAGAATGTAACCGGCATCGGACAGACCATCGTGCAGATGCTCCCCGGCATTGGCGCGTCCAAGATCGTTTCCGCCGCGGGGAAGGGGCTCAACGCCGCCCAGGCGATTTCCCGCGGGGAGAACGTGGGCCGGGCGCTGTTCGGCCTCCAGGCGGCGGGCAACTCGGCCAGCCAGGCGAAAGCGGAGGGGGCGGACACCGGGCAGGCCCTGGCCTTTGGCGCGGCCTCCGGGGCCCTGGAGACAGCCATTGAGGGCATCGCGGGCGGTATTCCCGGACTGGGCGGCGGCAAGGTGGGGCAGATTGCCGAGGCGGTCAAGGCAAGCCCCCTGGTCAGCCGGGCCTTGGATATCGCAGGCGAGGGCGGCGAGGAGGCGCTTTCCACCGTCCTCACCCCCTATTTGCAGCGGGCCATTTATGACCCGGACGCCCCCAATGCCACGCCGGAGGAGATTGCACAGAGCGCGCTCATGGGCGCCGTGGCCGCCGGAGTGCTCCAGGGCGGCCTGGAGCTTCCGGGGACAATCTCGGATATCTATTCCACCCGGCGCAGCATTGGTTCCAACGCGGAGATCACGGCCAGGGCCGGGGAACGGTTGAGTACGCCCGCTTACCGAGATGTGGCGGACAACCCGCTCGCCACAATGCTCCCCACCGGGGAAGAGGCGCTGGCCGGAAAGCGGGCCTATTTGCCCGGCTCCCCCGTCTACCAGCGCAGCGCCGTTGACAATCCGTCCGAGGCGGGCTATGATGGAGGCAATCAGACCGAAACAGGAGGGGTGACCTATGAGCGAGGAAAAGAAACATCTGCCTCCCTTGAAGGAGTACATGGAGCTTCTTTACAGGCGGAAACTCCCGGCTCCGAAGAAACATACCGAGGAAGAATGGGCGGAGTTCTGGAGGAAGGCAGACGAGTACAACAGCCAGAAGCATGGGCCCAAGGACACATAATCAGAACCCCGTCTGCACAGGCACAAAACGCGGCTTCGCGCGCAAAACAGTATTCCAGCGATGTGTTCATTGTGGATGACGCCGCATTAAAGGCTAGGAACCCCAATGCGTGGGCTGTAACAAACGGAGGGAAAATCTATATTTCTGACGCTGTCCCGGCAGAACTAGCGGATGCAGTTGGGTACCATGAGTCTGTTCACGTGCTTCGGCAGCAGGATAACGAGGCATATCATGGATTTTTATCTGATGAATCCCGCCTTTTGAATCGCTCCAGTGAAACGGCGATGGACTTGCTCGATCTTGTAGTTGACGCTAGGTTTGCGGGGAAAAGCATCATGGATCTCACCCCAGAAGAAGCCGCAATTGCTTATGACGAACTCAATGCTCTGGTCTGGGGCTACTACAAGGCAGACCCGGAGAACGCCCGTGCGCAGTTTTCCGGGGCGTTCCAGGATTACGATGCGTACATCCAAGAGCTGGATACCATCATGGAAGGTGCGAGGCAGCCAGTGGAGAACCAGACTGGCGTCGGGCCGGCCCAGGCGCAGGGCCCTGAGAGCTCGGTGGGGGCGGCGCCAGATGTCTATGACTTGCTGGGTTCAGGCAGCGCGAATCTTCCTGAAAACGCGGTCGGCGCCAATAAAGCAGGCCCGTGGGCATTGTTCCAAGCATCCAGGAGCGAGTTCTTCCCCGAGGGAGCCAACGCGGCCCGGCCGGTGGACGTTCCCACCACAGACCCCCAGGGCCGCCGCATCCGCAAGACCGCCTCCACCGCCATGGGCGCAAAGGCCATCCCCGACGAGGTGGTGGGGGACATCCAGAACATGGTGCTGCGCGGGGAGCTGTCCTATAACCGCCGGAGTGACCGGGCTTCCATTGACCGGGCGGTGCGGACGATTGAGGAGAAGGGCTATCAGAGGGCGCTGGAGGAGTTTTCCGCCCAGGTGCGCAAGGGCGTCGTGTCCAAGGACATCGCCACCCTGGGGCAGCAGCTCCTTATCAACGCCGCCAACGCGGGGGACGGGAAGGCCACGGCGGAGCTGCTTTCCCTCTATGCGCAGATGGAGACCACCGCCGGGCAGGCAGTACAGGCGGCCTCCATCCTGCGCAAGCTGGCCCCCAGCGACCAGCTCTACGCCGCCCAGCGCGTGGTAAGCGAGCTGGAAAAGACCATCCGGAAAAACTACAAGGATCTGGAGATCACCATTGACCCGTCGTTGATTGAGGAGTTCAACCAGCAGACCGACCAGGCGGGCCGGGACGCGGTGCTGGACAAAATCTATCAGAACGTGGCCGACCAAGTGCCCGCCAAATGGAAGGATAAGTGGAACGCCTGGCGGTACATGGCGATGCTCTTTAACCCCAGGACGCACGTAAGAAACTTTTTGGGCAACGTCGGATTCCAGCCGCTGCGCTGGACAAAGGACCGGGTGGCGGCAACCATCGAGGCGGGGGTCTCGAAAGTCAGCGGCGGAAGGCTGGAACGCACCAAGTCGTTCAAGGCCAACCCTGCGCTCTATAAGGCGGCTGTGGCCGATTGGGAAAACGTGCGGGGCGCGCTTTCTGGGAACAAATATGACGACATTCGAACGGAAATCAACAGCCGCCGCCGTATTTTTCGCACCGCCCCTCTGGAGGCGGGCCGCAAGATAAACTCCTGGGCCCTGGAGGCGGAGGACGCCATTTTCAAGCGTATCACCTACGCCGACACCCTGGCCGGATATCTCCAGGCCAACGGCGTGACGGCGGAACAGATGCGGAACAACACGGTGGACGCGCAGCTTCTCAGCCGGGCGCGGGACTACGCGGGGCGGGAGGCGCTGAAAGCCACCTATCAGGATCGGAATATGGTATCGGATAAGGTAGTGCAGATCGCCCGCGCCCTGGGGCCCGCCGGTGAGGCCGTTCTTCCCTTCAAGCGTACCCCGGCCAATATCCTGGTGCGGGGCATGGAGTACAGCCCGGCCGGGCTGGCAAAGGCCCTGACCTACGATCTGATACAGGTAAAGCGCGGCAAGATGACGGGAGCGGAGGCCATCGACCACATCGCCTCCGGACTCACCGGCTCGGGGCTCATGGCGCTGGGCGCGTACCTGTTCGCCCGGGGGATTGTCACCAGCGGCGGCGGGGACGACGAGGGGCAGGATGCCCTCAACGATCTGACGGGCGTTCAGAATTACGCGCTATATCTGGATTGGCTCCCCGATTTCATTAAAACTCCGCTTGGCATCCAAGACGGAGATAACGTCACGCTGGACTGGCTGGCCCCGGAGGCCCTGCCCTTCTTCATGGGTGTGGAGCTGATGGACTCCATGGGACAGGGGGGAAACACGGCGGAGAGTATTTCCACCGCCCTGAAATCCATCTCCGACCCCATGCTGGAACTGTCCATGCTCCAGTCCCTCAACGATGTAATTGACAGTGTTTCTTTCTCGGAGAACAAGCTGGGGGCGCTGGCATCCTCCGCACTGATCAGCTACTTCACACAGCCGATCCCTACCCTGGGCGGCCAGTTTGAACGCTCCGCCGAGGACGTGCGCATGACCACCTACACCGACAAGAACCTGCGGTTGCCAACCGACCTCCAGTATGCCATCGGGCGGGCCAGCGCTCGGCTTCCGGGGCCGGACTACCAGCAGATGCCCTACATCGACGCATGGGGCAGGGAGGACAGCAGCGGGCCCCTCTGGCTGCGCATGGCAAACAATTTCCTCAATCCGGCCTATACCTCCAACAAGCAGGTGACGCCGGTGGACGAGGAGATACAGAGGATTTATGACCAGACAGGAGACGCCTCAGTGGTTCCCCAGCGGCCGGAACGCTACATCACCGTGGACGGGGAACGGATTGACCTGAGCAAGGAGAAATACGAGCAGTACGCCACCAAGCGGGGTCAGATGCAGTTTGAAATGCTGGGGAACATCATAGACAACCCGACGTACCGGAGCATGAGCGATACCGACAAGGCGTTTGTCATTGACAGCGTCTATGAGTATGCGGACAAGACCACAAAGTCTGAGATCAGCAGCTACAGGCTGGACGGATGGGTAAAAACGGCTGCGCACAGCGACCTATCCCCGGAGGACTATATCCTGTTCCGGGCCGCCATCACAGACATTGAGGGAGAAGACCGAAAAGACCGGATTATGTCCGTCATAGACCGCATGAACGTGAGCGACGAGGTGAAGGACGACTATTACTACGCCGCGGGTTACAAGGAGTCGACCATCGACGACGCACCGTGGCATAGCCGGTGGTAAATATGGCAAAGGCTTTGATTCGGTTCCCCGGAAGGCTGGAGGAGCTGACCACCACCGAAATGAAGCACTCCATCCGCGAGGCAAACCTGGGGAAAGACGATACACGGATCGCGGAGCTCTATCTGCTGGAGCGAAAGCCGCAGATTGACGTTGCCGACTGCTGCGAAATCGACCGGAAAACGATTCACCGCCATATGCCTTTTATCTGTGAAAAAGTGGAGTTCACGGCCTCAAAGCTGGGCTTCCTCCAAAAAGGTACATAACGCCCCATAACTTCCGCTGGGATGTCCCCCGGCGGAAGTTTTTTGTGCGACAATATAGACATGGAGGACGTGAGGATACAGGGTTGGTACACGTCGCCGCCCTCCTCACGGACTCCTTATTTTTATGGACAAGGACGTGTTGGATATGACTTTAATCGAGAGGATGGTAGCCGCCGGGATGTCCCGCGAGTGCGCCGCCGAAACGGCGGTCTGGTACATGGCGCAGGGGGATGACGAGGGCCTGGAGGCATACGTGACAGCATTGGAGGCAAAACATGGGATTCATTCAGCATAACGAAAACCCCGACGGACGCAATGTGGGGGACTGCACCATCCGGGCCATTGCAAAGGCCCTCGGACAGAGCTGGGAGGAGACCTATGTGGGCGTCGCCATCCAGGGCTACATGATGCGGGATATGCCGTCGGCCAACCACGTGTGGGGGGCCTACCTGCGCAGCCGTGGCTTTGACCGGGACATGATACCCAACTCCTGCCCGGACTGCTACACGGTGGCCGACTTTGCCGCGGAGCATCCAGAAGGCACCTATATCCTGGCCCTGTCCGGGCATGTGGTGTGCGTGCAAAATGGAGACTGGATTGACACCTGGGACAGCGGCGGGGAAATACCGCTCTACTACTGGCACAAGGAGGCGTGACCCATGAGCTACCCTTACTATGGATACCAGCAGCCGCAATACTATCAGCCGCCCATGCCAGATCAGCTTGCACAGCTCCGTGGGGCGCAGTTTCAGCCCATACCCCAGCAGATGCCGCAGGCACAGCCCCAGCAGGCGCAGGCCGGCGGACAGAGCATGGTATGGGTGAGCGGTGAGGCGGAGGCGATGGCCTATCTGGTGGCCCCTAACAGCGCCGTGGCGCTTTGGGACAGCAACGCCCCCACCATCTACCTCAAGCAGGCGGACGCCAGCGGCAAACCGTCCATCAAGGTCTATGACCTCGTGGAGCGCACCAGCGGCGCAAGAACGCCGCAAGCATCCCAGGGGGTGGAGTTTGCCACAAAAGCCGATCTGGAGGCCCTGGCAGCCCGTGTGGACGCGCTGGCGGCCCCGAAAACAACTGCAAAGAAGAACGCGAAGGAGGATGCAGAATGAATCCCTTTTTCGGAGTCATGGGCGGCGGTGGCCGCCCCAACATGATGCAGCAGTTTCAACAGTTCATGACGCAAATGAAGGGCAAAGACCCCAATGCTATCATCAATGAAATGGTATCGAGCGGGAAAATCTCGCAGGAACAATTAAACCACGTCCAGCAGCAGGCCCAGCAGATGTCGGGCATGTTTGACGGAATGCGGGGTATGTTTGGGGAATAAGCAAACTGTACTTATATTATCCGATGAAAATTAGCAAATTTTCTTTGCAAAATGAATCAAAATCCCGGCCGGGTTTTGAAAATAATTATCAAAGGAGAATCAGTATGAGTCTTTCTTCTGACGGCGGCACCGTTATGACGATGCCGGTTCAGCCCGCCTATCAGGGCGGCAACAGCGGTTTCGGCTGGGGCGGTGACTGGTCCAGTTGGATCATCCTGTTCCTTATCTTCGGACTGTTCGGCGGTTGGGGCGGCTATGGCGGCTTCGGCGGCGGGAACGGTGTGAACGGCCCCGGCTTCCAGGGGTACGCTACCCGTGCTGATATCAACGAGGGCTTTGCCCTGAACGGCCTCCAGAACGGCCAGACCTCCATCCGGGATGCCGTGAGTAACGGATTCCACGGTGTGGACACCGCTGTGTGTAACCTGGGCTATCAGACTCAGGCGGGCTTCAATGCCCTGGGCGCTCAGTTGGCCTCCTGCTGCTGCGACACCCGGGAGGCGATTCAGGGTGTGCGGTACGACCTCGCCACCACCGCCTGCGCTACGCAGAACACCATCCAGAACACCACTCGGGACATCATCGACAACGCCAACGCCAACAGCCGGGCGATCTTGGATTTCTTGACCCAGGACAAGATCGCCACGCTCCAGGCGGAGAACCAGTCCCTCAAGCTGGCAGCCTCTCAGGCCAACCAGAACAGCTATCTGACCGCCACGCTGGATGCGCAGACCAATGAGCTGATCCGCCGGATCAGCCCTTCCCCGGTGCCTGCCTATCAGGTGCCCAACCCCTATACCGGCTGCTGCGGCTACAATAACTGCGGCTGCTAAAACCCAATACATCAACTTTCCGGCATGACCGGAATGTTCGGCCCCGTGCCGATATTGAACCATGCGGCGGGGCAATAGCCTCGCCGCTATCTTTTTTGAAAGGATTGAGATTATGGCTGAATTTACTGGAGTGTTTGTACAGCAGGTGACGGCCAATCAAAATGTAATCTTTACAGAGACGCCGGTGGCCGGGTCTAATTGCGTTGTCCACCGCGACGGCTCCGGCATCGTTACTCTGCGGGGAATGACCAATCAGTGCCGCGCCCGTTACAAGGTGGTTTTTGGCAGCAACATCGCCATTCCTACCGGCGGTGCAGTTGGCCCCATCTCTGTCGCTATCGCTGTGGAGGGCGAGGCCCTGGGCAGCGCTACCGCTATCGTGACACCTGCTGCGGTAGACGAGTTTTTCAACGTATTTGCTGCGGCTTTTATCGAGGTGCCACGCGGTTGCTGCGTAACTGTGACCGTCAAGAACACCAGCACTGAGACGATTGAGGTTGAAAACGCTAACCTGATCGTTGAGCGCGTAGCCTGAAAGGAGAGGATAGCATGAAAGCACTATACGAGCTGAAAGAAAAATTCGAGATGGAGCTGGAAGAACTGGCCCGGAAGGGTGAACTGGGTGCGGGCGACCTGGAGTTGGCCCACAAGCTCACTGACACCATTAAGAATATCGACAAAATCTGTGCGCTTGAGGAGGACGGCGGCTACTCTGGTGACTCCTATAGCCGCGGCTCCAGCTACCGCCGCCGCCACTACGTCCGCGGGCACTATAGCCGTGACGGCTACAGCAATGACCGGGGTGGCTATAGCCGTGACGGCGGGTATTCCCGGCATGACGCCGTCGAGGCTATGATGGAGCAGGCACGCGATATGATGGAGAGCGCGACCAACGGGAGGGAACGCGAAGCTATCCGTCGGTTTATGACTGAGCTGGAACGGGATTGATAAATCCGACAATAAGAACACCGCCCTATTAAGGGGCGGTGTTCTCTTATCTATGTCATTTGAAAATCCGTTAGCATTTTTGTTAGCATTTTCTTTTTCAAAAGGGTATTTTTAAGTATCTGACTTGTTATCGTAGCTCTCATTTATGAAACTTCAAAAACGCCAGCAAACCATTGAAAAATAAAGAAAAACTCCGAAACCCTTATCGCTAAAGGCTTCGGAGTTTTGGCAGCGGGTGAAGGATTCGAACCCCCGCACAAATCGTTAAAACCATTGTGCCACAATGGTGCTTATTCTTCATTAGCATTTTTGTTAGCATTTTCTTCGCTGCGATAGAATGCACTCAGGGCCGTCTCATAGCGAGCTATGTCCGACTTGGCAATGTGGGTATAGATTTTATGCATGGTTGTGGCATCAGCCCAGCCTCCGATTTCCATTGCGATTTTATCCGGAATCTGGAGGTGGTAAGCCAGGGAGGCGAAGCTGTGCCGGAGGCCATGGACTCCGACATTCGGAAGCCCATTCGCGCTGCAAATCTTTTTGATGGCGCACCGGAGGCTGTTTTGATGTATCTCCAGCACCGGGCCGGATGGTTTCCGGTCACGCTCCAGCGCCACTGCCAGCTCTGGAATCATGATGGGGACCTTGCGGGCTGAGGTAACATTTTTGTTTTGGCGTTTTTCAATATACTTGTTGTCCTCATTCAAAACTACCGCGCCGGATACGCGGATGAATTTCGGGTTCTGAGGTATGTTCTGCCACTTTAAGGCTTGAATTTCTGATACACGGAGAGAGCATAAAGCCAACAGGCAGGGAACCGCATATTTCGTATCCTTGACAGCGGAGACAAATTTTTTTATTTCATCAGGTGAAAGAAATGGCTTTTCGACTGGGATCTGAACCGGAAGGGTAATCGCCGGCAGCTTTTTCCCGGTGGCGTCCTCTACGACGCTTCGAATAAATCCCCAGGCGTTTTTCAGTGTTTTAGGAGAGCATAGGGCGGCCTCCTGATTTACAATGACCTGCCACTCGGACTCCGGTATTTCGTCCAGCCTGCGGGACAGTGTGCTCTTGAACCGGTGCTTTTGAATGGTTCGGTATCCCCGCACAGTCAGAGGGGACAGGGTATTGTCCCGAGCCGATATGTAGCTGTCTATGGCCTCGTTCAATGTCGGGGAGTCTGTTTCCTCCGGTTTCTTCGGGGCTCTCTTACCAACCAGATACTCTGCTTTTACCGCCTGAGCCTGCCGGGTACATTCCTTTTCTGTGCCGGCCGTTACTGGGATGCTTTCTCCGCCGAGGCGGAGCTGTATAAACCATTTCCCGGACGAGAGTTTCCTGGCCTTTGGAACTTTCATTGACAAATTCCCTCCATTCCGATAAAATGAAGGAGCAGACAGCCCACAAGCATCTGCCCTTGAGCCGCCTCCGGTATTGCGAGTACCGGGGGCGGTTTCTCTTGCTTTCTGTCGAACGATATGCTATTCTGATTGTGGCGCTGCACAACGGCAGGCGGTTAGCCACACCTCCCGAAAGGGGGTGAGGCCCATGCGGATCACACTACATATCGGACGGTTCACCGTTACGATTATTGTGAAAAGCAGAAACCGCCACCCTGGCCGGTGACGGTTTCTTAATGGAACTATTCACTTAACACAGGGCTAACCGCTTGTTGCAGCGCCTTTCTGTGTCTATTATAAACCGTCCTGTATTCTCTTGTCAAGGCCGCCTCTCCTGGGGCGGCTCTTTTTATGGCCTCGGCGGGTTGCAGACGGAGCAGGGGGTGTAGCCATAATCAATCGCAGCGGTCACATTATAAATCCAAAAATCGCGTCCTTCTATGTACTGGCATCCATATGTATGATACTTTTCGCCATATTCTGTTACAATAACAGCGTGATCTTGCCAAAATGCTATTTCATATTTTATGGAGTCGTATCTCTCCTTATACATATCTTTTTCGTCGCGTGCGTGATGGTAATTGTCTTCCCACGATTTAACATCATCACTCATATTAAACCAGATTCCCAAACAGGTGGCGGATAATATTATACAAGCGATACCAAGCACTACTACGGCACATAATGGTACAGTATTCTTAATGCTATATGTCTGCTCCAATTTTTTATCGAAATTTTGCTTGAACTTTTTATCATTTCTCTCCATTGAAAACACCACCGCCCATAAAGCAAATGATATTTAATAATAGATTTCATGTTCGGCTAATTCATCACTATATTGAGCTAAAAATTCTTTCCTATATTCCTCGTCCATAGACTCAATTATAAAATTGGCAGTATATTGAGTCCCGTCTTTATATCCTTCAACATATCCAGCATCTTTCCCATCTCTATACCCAACTTCATAATCGGATTCCATTCCGCGATACTCCTTTGGCATTCTTCCACACCCAATCAAGACTATCCCCAATATACAACAAAAAGAAACGATGCAGACTACTCCTTTTTTCATTCTATCCCTCTATCCATAAATGTTCTACTATACTTCTATTTTAGATATAACTTCACAAAAGAGTAAAATTTTTTATTGTGCTCATGCGATATTTAGCGAGATGTTGCGGAACTCCCATATAGGCCGCGACATCTGAAATTGTGCGCTCTAAAAATGGGAGAAGTTCACTGTCATCATACAGAAAATCAAGCGCAAAGCGATCGGCTTCATTCTCGAATTTTTCAACCGAAAATCTTGTGTGCGCTCTCAGAAACGGCGTACTTAGATTCGGATGCAGGATAGCATGAGCCGCCTCATGAGCACAGGTGAATGTAGCGGGATACCCATCCAGTTCCTCATTGATATGTATGAACTTCTGCTTATAACAGCGGTTATAATACCCCAAAATTTCGCCTAAAGGCTCATGGAGCACAATAATACCTAGTGATGCCGCCAAATCGAACGGGTTGCGCGTTTCGTATTTACGGCACATCGCTTCGGCAATCACTTTGGTATCCACCGCTAATCCTCCTTACGGTATTTTTTCGGCGTATACTTTTGCTTGGCAAGTTTCTTACCCATTTCCATACTGTTACGGAGAGAATCTGCTAGGAGCTCGCGGGTTGTCGGATCAATGGATTCGCCTGAAAACATAAGCCCGTCCTGCCCGCTCTCCAGATCTGCTAAAATGTCCGCTAACTTTTTTTCAATATCTCGCTCATCCTTCTTGGTAAGGGTGGGCGCTTTTTTTGTGTCTTCTCCAGTCAGCAAATAGTCGACCGAAACGCCAAAAAATTCACCGAGTTTTAAAAGAGTTTCATAATCTGGTTGGCGTTTTCCGGTCTCATAGTGGGAAATGGTGCTCTCCGCAAGTCCAACAGCTTCTCCAAGGTCTTTCATTGTGATTCCTGTTCGTTTGCGCAATTCCCGCAATTTAAGCATCAAAACCACCCTTTCGCGGCCATTATATACTTTACAATTTGAAAAGTAAATAGAACTATACAAAATGGCAAGAAATTTCTTGACAAACCGTATAGAATGGGTTAATATAAACATGAACTTTCCAAAGTGTATAGAAATGGAGGTGTTAAAATGCGAGAGTGGCTTCGAAATGCACGTTTGGGGAAAGGATTTACGATGAAACGTTTGGCGGACGAACTTCACATATCGGAGAGCTATTACTGTTCAATCGAGAACGGCTATCGGCAGAAGGACATGGATATTTCTCTTGTCGAAAAAATTAGCAAAAGCCTTCGTGTTCCAGTAAGCCAAATCCTCAAGTTTGAGCAATCCCAGCGTACCACAAGGGAAGTACGATAGACTGGACTGAGAGGAAGGGAGTGAAAGGAATCGGTAATTTAGTAGGAATCGCACTTCTAACTATGTCCCTTCTGCCAAAAGCGGCCTTGGAAATATGGTATTTCCAAGGCCGCGCATCAGCAATATTCACTCTATTTTGTTGGGGCTTTGGCACACTCTTACTCTTAAGTGCTTTTGCGCTTTCGCTTTTCTTCGCATTCGCTTTAAACTGAACTGACTCGAAAGGGGATGGAATAAATGAATATCGGCACACCGATTGACAGGGCTTACCCAAAAGTGAAGCCTCTTGCTCAAGCACTGATTGCAGCAGCGAAGGAGCAAGAGGCTACAGTAGAGGATTTTCGGATGGCTTGCGCTCGTGTTGAAAGGGAGATTGAGCGCAAAGCGTCAGGTATTTTGTTTTCTGAACTCAAGGGCGAGTGACAAGCCGCCCTCTATACAGTCAAAAAACATTTGCTTTCGCTCATCCATACTTGCGCTCTGGTTTTCCTGAACCCACGCGGAAAAATTCCCGGAGGCCCATGCCAGAGCTAGATTCTGCTCAAACGGCGTGTACTCTTTTTCCATGTAATCGTACATTAAGATCACCCCCTCTCTTTCCGTCTATGATACCACGGAACGAAAAGGGGGACAACAAAAAACGCCCCCGCCGGTGCTGGAACACCGACGAGGGCTGCAAACCTAATCGACCGCACCGACTAGGCTTGATGGAACGAGTGTACTACTTTCCTTCGAGCCTGTCAACTGGCAAGGAGGAAAAATTATGTCGAACAAGAAAGATGAAATTGAGAACCGCTTTACCGCCGCGAGGCACGTCATGGACGATCTGTGCCGGGCCTACTACGGGATGACCTGGGACGAGCACGAACGCCTTCACGGAGGCCGGGGCGGCTCAGGCGGCTATCTCCCGCTCTTTACCGCCTGCCTCCAGATGGCGGCGGAGCTGGCCGGGAAGGAATTTGACCCGGCCAACTACACGGAGCTGGAGCTGTGGCAGCTCTGTGAGCTGTACGCCGCCTCCGGGCTGTCCGTACAGGATTTTGCGGAGCGGTATCTGTAAAAAGGAGGAATCAGAATGCCAAAATTGAGAATGACAGACCAGCAGCGCAGAGAAAAGGCGCTGATGCGGGCACTCGAAAAAGCAAAATTTGAGAATGACCTGAAATATGATATAGATGTCGCCAACCGTTTGGGCGTCGTTCCTGTTACATATCTGCGCAGAAAGAAAAAGTCATTTCAGACGACGCCCCTACAGGATTTCGCCTTGATGGCACGGGTGCTTCATTTTACAGGCCGGGAGGTCTGTGAGATCGTCGGCGTCCCATACAAGGAGGTGACGACAGAATGAATCATCAGGCCGAGCGCGACAGGCGCGCAAAGGCGTACAGCTACCGGGCCTACCGCCGCCGGGTACAGCAGGCGCAGGCGGTGGCCCAGCGGGTACAACTGGCGGTGGTTGCCGGAGCGGCGCTGGTGCTGGCTATTCTGGTGGCAGCGAGCCTATGAAAAAGCAACTGATCGTGACTACCGTATACCTGTTCTTTTTGTTGGCGCTGGTTGCACTGATCGAAATTGTCTGGAACCAGGAACCGGAACAGCCAGTCATTGAAACCCCGGCGGCAACCACCACCCCGGCCCCCACGCCCACCGGCCCGCTCACCATCCAGATCACCGGCCTGGAGGGCGCGGAGAGCATCGACGATGTTTGGGCGGCCATTGTAATCCCACATTGAGGAGGAAGCAAAATGGACTTAAAAAAGATTTTGGACGAGCATCTCCTTTGGCTGAATGGAGAGGGCGGCGGCCGTGCCGACCTGCGCGGTGCCAACCTGTGCAATGCCAACCTGTTCGGTGCCGACCTGCGCGGTGCCAACCTGTGCGGTGCCGACCTGTGCAATGCCAACCTGCGCGGTGCCAACCTGTGCAATGCCAACCTGCGCGGTGCCAACCTGCGCGGTGCCAACCTGTGCGGTGCCGACCTGTGCAATGCCAACCTGCGCGGTGCCAACCTGCGCGGTGCCAACCTGCGCGGTGCCAACCTGTTCGGTGCCGACCTGCGCGGTGCCAACCTGCGCGGTGCCAACCTGTTCGGTGCCGACCTGAGCTGTGCATCTATGGATCAAATGATATGGAATATTCATACGGCTTTTTACCCACTGCAATGCCCAGATTCCGGTTCTTATATCGGCTATAAAAAGGCAAGTGGCCTTGTTGTGGAGTTGGAAATCCCCGCAGATGCACGCCGGTCCTCCGCTACTAGCCGAAAATGCCGCGCCAGTAAGGCCAAGGTATTGAGTATCACAGATATCAACGGGAATCCTGGGGGTGACCAAGTAAGGAGTAATTTTGATCCGAACTTTGTTTATGCCATAGGCGAAACCGTTGAGGTGACTGATTTCGACGATAACCGATGGAACGAGTGCTCCACTGGCATTCATCACTTTATTACACGGGCGGAGGCCGTTATTTACGAATAAAAGCGCCGCTCCCCGGTGTGCGAGACCGGAGGGCGGCAAGAGAAAGAACATCTGCCCTTATTATCAGGGAAAGGAGCTGATTTGTCAATGGGGATTACACAGGAAACGCGCCGCGAGGCGTATCAGGATATCCAGATGGCGGCCAGCAACCGCCGCAGACTGATCTACACCACCCTGCGGAAGCGGGGGCCAATGACGGCGGAGGAGCTGGCGGACACCCTCGGATTTTCGGATAAGAACTCTGTCCGGCCCCGCCTCACGGAGCTGAAGGCCCTGCGGCTGGTCGGCGTCATTGATAAGCGCAAGGCCAGAAGCGGAAAGAAAACCGCGGTCTGGGCCGCGCTGGAGGAGGGGAAGAAGGCATGATTTGCACAAACCCGTTATGTGACACGCAGGAGAAGGCTCCAACAGGCTATTGCGCCCGCTGTGGGGCTGACCTGTACTCTTATGATACTGGCTCTATCTGCACTAAGTGCCAGGAGGAAATCAAGGCCCCGGAAACGGTTGTGGAGTATGCGGAGGCATGGCCCAGGAAGTGGTTCAAGTTCATGTGGGATATCATCAATGAGGACTACATGAAGCCGGTGCTCCAGCAGTTTAAGGAATACTGCGAGGGCAGCGACGCGGATGGCCCCGACTTTGAAAGCTGGGCGGAAAGCTGATGGCAACACTGCTGTTTTTTGACCAGGGACACAAGTATACCCTGGACGGGGAAGAGCTGCCCAGCGTATCCGAGTTGTGCCGCTTTCTTTCCCGCGAGATTTACGGAGATGTAGCACAATGGAGGCTCGACAACGCCGCAGACCGGGGCACCGCCGTCCACAAAGCCTGTGAGTCGCTGGATAAGTTCGGTTCCGTGGATGTGCAGGACGCCATTTTACCCTACTTACAAGCCTATTTGAAATTCCGCCGGGAACACGCGGTGGAGTGGCGGAAAATTGAGTACGCCTCCCACCACCCGGAGCGCCGCTACGCGGGCACCATTGACCGTTACGGCCTCGTGGACGGCGTATGCTCCCTGGTGGATATCAAGACCAGCTATACAATCCATAGCCCCCTCTGTGCCGCCCAGCTCAACCTCTACCGCTGGTTGCTGGAGGCCCAGGGGCTTCCCGTGGACAAGCTCTTTATTCTGCATCTGAAGAAGGATGGAACCTATAAGCTCCAGCCCTTCGACCGAGACGACGCGCTACCGGAGGCGCTCTTGACCCTCCACAGTGCGTTAAAAAAGAAAGCGAGGAAACGCAATGCCTGATGAAGTTGTAACCGCCCAGGAGGCCGCTGAGGCCCCGGTTCTTACCCCCGCACCCGCAATACCCGGCGGCTTGACCATGTGGAACGACACCAAACTGATGAACCTGGCGTACCGCACCGCTGGTATGCTCTCCCGCTCCGGCTTGGTACCGGACAGCTACCGCAACAGCCCGGAGAACTGCCTGATTGCTATCGACCTTGCCAACCGTCAGGGGCTCTCTCCCATGATGGTCATGCAGAACCTCTATGTGGTGAAGGGAAAGCCCGCCTGGAGCGGCTCCTTCTGCGCGGCCGCGGTCAACGGCTGCGGCAAGTTCACGCCGCTGGAATATGTATTTGTGGGCGAGACCGGAACTCCCTCCGAGGGCTGCTTTGCTCGCGCTACCCGCCTGGCCAACGGAACACAGTGTGTCTCCGACACCATCACCCTGAAAATGGCGAAGGACGAGGGCTGGATGGATAAAGGCGGCTCCAAGTGGAAAACCATGCCCCGTCAGATGATGATGTACCGGGCCGCCTCCTTCTTTGCCCGCGCCCATTGCCCCGAGGTACTGCTGGGCATCCAGACCGTGGAGGAGGTGCAGGACGTGCGGGGCTATGAGGAGCCCCAGCCTTCCGTCACCACCGTTGTTTTGGAGGAGCATACATGCTGAACCGGATTATTCTCATGGGCCGTCTGACCCGTGATCCCGAGCTGCGCCAGACGCAGAGCGGGGTGTCTGTGGCAAACTTCTCCTTGGCGGTGGATCGGGACTTCAAGGACAAGTCCACCGGAGAGAAGGGCACCGATTTCATCGACATTGTAGCTTGGCGCAGCTCCGCCGAATTTGTCTCCCGCTTCTTCACCAAGGGCCGCATGGCCGTGGTGGAGGGCCGCTTGCAGCTCCGGGACTGGACGGATAAGGACGGCAACAAGCGCCGCACCGCCGAGGTGCTGGCCGAGCATGTGTACTTCGGAGACTCCAGGCGGGACACGGAGGCCGGCGCAGCGGATACACCGCCCCCGGCGGAGCCGGGTTCCGGTGGGGCGGAGTTTGCGGAGCTGACGGACGACGACGGGGAGCTTCCATTTTAACCGACAACGCTTTCGGGTGTATCGGACAGAAGAGCCAGGGCGAACAGGGATAGACGGCGGGGAACACCCCGTGCTGTATCC